AACTTTAAATGCGTTTAACACATCTCAATCAGGAACTTCAAGACCAGCTTCTGCTGTTGCTGGAACTTTATGGCTTGATACAACTTCTGCAACTACACCAACTTTAAAACTCTATGATGGTGCTGACGACATTTCAATTGCAACATTTAACTATACAACTAACACAGTAGATATTTTAGATTCAACATTAAGCACTCCATTAGCTGTAACTGGAAATGCAACTGCTGGTGCTGAATTAAGATTACCAGAAGATACAGATAACGGATCAAACTATGTTGCTATTAAAGCACCAGACACTATTGCTTCTAATTTAACTTTAACTTTACCTTCAGCAGATGGCACAACAGGTCAAGCAGTTGTAACTGATGGATCTGGAAATTTAAGTTTTGATGACGCAGGAATTAACACAGGAAAAGCTATTGCCATGTCAATAGTTTTCGGATAAACAGAACAGGAGATAAAAAATTATGACAGCACCAAATATAGCAAATGTAGCAACCATTACTGGTAAGTCGGTTCAAGCAGGTTTGGACACGACACTTACAACTGAAATTCTAGCAAACTCTGCTGCTTCAGGAAAAGTATATAAAATTAATTCTATTCTTATTGCTAACATTGATGGATCTGCAGCAGCAGATGCTTCTGTATTTATCACTAAATCAGGTGGATCTCCTATTGCGATTGCAAGTACAATATCTGTACCAGCAGATGCAACTTTATCAGTTATAGACAAAGCAAATTCATTTTATTTAGAAGAAGGCGATAACATTGAAGCTGGTGCAAGTGCTAACGGAGATTTAACCATCACAATATCTTACGAAGATATAAGTTAGGGAGGTAATCAGCTATGGCACATTTTGCAGAACTAGACGTAAATAACATTGTAACAAGAGTAGTTGTTGTTGGTAATGATGTTACCACGGCCAACGGACTTTTAGGAGATAATGATATGCACGTTGATGGAGAAGCTTGGTGCATTAATTTCTTTAAAGGTGGAATATGGAAGCAAACATCTTATAATTCAAATTTCAGAAAACAATATGCTGGAATCGGATATACATATGATTCTACAAAAAATAAATTTATATCACCACAACCATTTCCAAGTTGGTCACTAGACACAAACGATGATTGGCAAGCACCTGTTGCTTATCCTACAGTAACTACATATGGAGATAATGCTCCGTATAGGGTTTCTTGGGATGAAGAAAATCAACAGTGGAAAGCTAAAGACGATCAGAACAACGAATTTGTATGGGATTCAGAATCATCTAGTTGGTCAGCTACAGGAAATTAATCTTAAAGGATTTTTTCTATGGCTAAAAGTAACGGCGGCATAATTGGTACATCCAACCAAACTAGTTTTGGTAAGTGCACAGTTACGACTAAAACTTCATCAGGATGTTTAAGTACACAACCAGGAACTAGAGTTGTTCAAGCTCTTGTAGTATCAGGTGGTGGTGGGGGAGGTACTTCTTATGGATCAGGTGGTGGTGGTGGTGGTGCAAGACAAATTTCAAGTGTAAATGCTTCAGGAACAATTCCAGTAACAATTGGAGGTGGTGGTGCTGGTGGTTATGCAACAAACCAAGCAGGAACTAATGGTGTTAATTCATCTTTTGTTGGTTGTGGCACAACATATTCTTCAACAGGTGGTGGTAGAGGTGCTGGGCCTGCAAATACTAAAACACCAGGAGGTTCGGGTGGTGGTGCGTCTGGAGGAGGACCAGGAACTCCAGGAGCGGAAGGTTCAGGAAATGCAGGAAGTTTTTCTCCACCTGAAGGAAATCCAGGAGGAACTGGAGTAGGAGCAAGTGGTAATTATGGATCAGCAGGTGGTGGTGGACATGGAGCAGTTGGAGGTTGTGGATCAAATCCAACAGGTGGTACTGGTGGTGCAGGAACAGATTTTTCTCCAAGTTTTCCAGGTTTACCTAACTCAGGAGTTTTAGCTGGTGGCGGTGGCGGTGGAACTTTTCAAGGTGGAACTGCAGGAAGTGGTGGACCAGGTGGTGGTGGAGCAGCAGGTGTGGGTGGTGGTAATAATGCAGGAACTGCAGGAACAGCTAATACGGGTGGTGGTGGTGGTGGAGCATCATATCAAAGTGGTCAAGCAACTGGTGGCGTTGGTGGATCGGGTGTGGTGGCAATTAAAGAATTAAACAAAGCTTCAGGTATGTGGAGTTTGAAATCTCAATTTAGTGCACAGAAACAGGGAACGTGGCCCGATGGGTCTGTGAATTAAGGACAAAATTTTGATTTTTTAGTAGTAGCAGGTGGAGGAGGTGGAGGAACAAAAGCAAATGGAGGCGGAGCTGGTGGATCAGGTGGATCAGGTACTATTATAGTTAGAGCACCATCAGCAAGAACTTTTACAGTAGCACCAGGTACAAATACAACATCAACATTACCGGCACCAGCTGGAGGTTGTACAGTTGCAACATTCACAGTATCTGGAACACTTACAGTTAGCTAATTTTAGCTGACTTGATTTTTTTGTTATATATTCTACAAAGAAGAATATAAAGAATTTATGAATTTAACAAATTACTATTGGTATTTTAAATCAGCAATTCCTGAACGGGTTTGTGATGATATTATTAAATATGGAAATGCTCAACGCGAGCAAATTGCGTTGACAGGTGGTCAAACTAAAAAGTTAGAAGAGTTAGAAGCAAAAGAAAAAACACAACCAAAAAAACCTAAGAAGAAAAAAATAATTTCAGAAGCAACCGCACATTTATCTGATGACTATTTAGATTCATTAGATCCAGCTACAAAATTAGAAAAAGAAGAATTAAACGATTTAAAAAAAAAAAGAGATTCCAACATTGCTTGGTTGAATGATCGTTGGATTTATAAAGAAGTTCAACCTTATGTTCATCAAGCTAATGCAAGTGCTAACTGGAATTTTGATTGGAATTTTTCTGAGTCTTGTCAATTTACTAAATATAAAGTTGGGCAGCACTACGGTTTTCATTGCGATTCTTGGGATAAACCTTATGACAACCCAAACAATCCTGACACTCATGGAAAGATTAGAAAGCTATCAGTTACTTGTTCTTTATCAGATCCAAAAGATTACAAAGGAGGAGAGTTAGAATTTCAATTTAGAAATGGAGATGATCCAACTCCTACTATACCTTGTATGGAAATTTTACCCAAAGGATCTATTGTGGTATTTCCAAGCTTTGTTTGGCATCAGGTCAAGCCAGTCACAGAAGGAACTAGATATTCTTTAGTCGTTTGGAATTTAGGATATCCATTTAAATAATATGTCTATTAAAGATCAATTATCAACTTCATTATATTTTCAATCTCCAGTCTATCACATAGAGATTCCAGAAATGGTTGATGATGTAAATAAAGTTTGTGATACATACATTAAAGAAGCAAGAAACAATCTTAAACCACAAATAAAAGAAAGAGAAAAGAAGGCTGGTAAGAAAGTTGGAGATCATGGAATGAGTTATCATTCTTCTTCTTTAATTGGAGATCCAAAATTAAAAGAATTACAAGAATATATTGGTGCTACTAGCTGGAATGTTATGGATCATATGGGTTATGATATGAAAGACTATGAATTGTTTTGGACAGAGTTTTGGGTACAAGAATTTGCAGATAAAGGTGGTGGACACCATGACGGACATATTCATTATGATAATCATATTTCAGGTTTTTATTTCTTAAAATGTTCTGAGAATACATCTATGCCAGTATTTCAAGATCCAAGACTTGCCAAAGTTATGACACAATTACCATTAAAAAAACCAGAAGATATTTCTTTTGGAACGGACAAAGTTCATTACAAACCAAAGCCTGGTACTATGATATTCTTCCCTGCTTACCTAGAACATCAATATACAGTTGATGATGGAGTAGAACCATTTAGATTTATTCATTTCAATCTACAAGCGGTAAGGAGAATGATAACCGATACAATAAGAACTACAACAAAGGAGAACAAATGAGTTTTGATAAAAATGGCTACCAAGTAATTAAGAAAGCAATAAGTCCCGAATTAGCTAACTTTGTATATAAATACTTTTTACTTAAAAGAAAAGTAGCAAGAACTTTATTTGATAATAAATACATTTCACCCATGACAGAATATTTTGGTGTATGGAATGATCACCAAGTTCCTGAAACCTATTCTCATTATGGGGATATAGCTATGGAAACTTTACTTACAGAAGTAAAACCTAAGATGGAACAAGAAACAAAATTAAAGCTAATTGAAACCTATGCTTATGCTAGGATCTACAAAAAAGG